TTTGAAAAAGGTAATTTGAGGATTACCGGTTAAATAAACATCCTGAGCACCATAAGCTACTAGTTGAAGAAGACCACCACCCATTTACGCTATATTCTTTATACTATTAGTGGAGAAAAAAATATAAATTACTATGCGATTAATTTTCTAATATAATACATATAAAACTTTATTTTAATAATTTTATTATAAACGATGTTTAAAGAAAAATCATCAAAAAAAAAAATAAATACTGATACAAATGAAACTTATACTCTTGATGCTATGCATAACAATATGATAAAAAATTTCGAGAATACTGACAAAGAATTATCTTATTACAATAATTTATTAAATAAATATGAATTAAGTTCTAATATTATATTTAACGAACTAAATAAAGAAACCAATAAAGATACTATAAATATATTATGGAGTAGTAATATTAATTTACGTGAAAAAATTATTGATACAAAAAATAAAATTAAAGAACTTAATAATAATTATGATGAAATAGAATATTATAAAAATACAAGTTATATTTTATTTCAATATTATGATACTGTTGATAAACAGTCACATATTAATAATGCACTTATTGGAAATAACAATATTATTAAGTCATCTGTTGATTTACCAATTAAACAAAGTAGAAATGTGTACAAAAGCGAATCTAAAAAGAAAAAAGCTATTTTATTGCACAATACTATAAATGTATTGGATGCTTTAAATAATATTAATAATAACACCAATCGTGAAGATAATAATACTTCTACATCTAATATAGAAAATAATGATATCACAAGTAAAAATATAAACAATGAAGTAACATTTGAAGATAAAAGTACATTAGTTGATAAGTATATGTCTATTATAAATAAAAAATACGTTAGAAATGTTGAAGATGACAATATTGAAATATGTAAGGAGTGCAAAAGTCAAATGATTTGTCTACAACAAGATGCAATAATGATATGTAATACTTGTGGTTATCAAGAGTTATTATTGGTAGAACAAAATAGACCTATACTTAAACAAAATACTAAGGATACATCGCATTTTTGCTATAAGAGAATTAATCATTTTAGAGAATGGTGTAATCAAGTGCAAGGTAAAGAAAGTACCGATATACCCGATGAAGTATTTGTGAAAATATTAGCGGAAATTAAAAAAGAAAAAATAGTTGACCTCAAAACTATTACTTATACTAAAATGAGAGATATTCTTAAAAGATTACGTATAAATAAATATTATGAACATATTAATTATATTATAAACAGAATTAATGGTATACCTACACCACAATTTAGCCCCGAATTAGAAGAAAAACTTTGCAGCATGTTTAGAAGTATTCAAGCACCTTTCTTGAAACATTGTCCAAAAGATAGAAAAAACTTTTTATCATACAGCTACGTTCTTTATAAGTTTTTTCAAATATTGGGTCTAGACGAATATCTCAAATACTTTCCTTTATTAAAAAGTAGAGAAAAGCTTTATGTTCAAGACCAAATATGGAAAAAAATATGTATAGATTTAAATTATGAAATTATACCTTCATTATAGTACTCTTTAAAATCCTATTGGAAATCCTACCAAACTAAATCCAGTGCCTAATCCAACACCTTGTCTCGCACTTTGTGATATTACCGGTGATAGCAAATCTAATATTGAGAATGTGCATGCTGCTGTTAAGGCCAATAGCCATATTTCATTCCATTCTAATTTATTTTTTGGCAATATAATTGCTATGAATGCAACAACCAAACCTTCAAATAAATATTTCATTAGTCGGGATCCAGCCTCCGAATAATCAAATTTATAGTTCATTGTTTAATATTATTTTATATTTTTTTTAAAAAAATATATAAGATTATATTTATATAAAATATTATAAGAATTATGACAACATTAACAGATAAAAAAATTGAATTAGTAGATCCAAGAGTTGAGGATCATTTAGACGAAGATAAGCCAATTAGAGGTCAAAAGTATGTTCTTTTATCATTTGTAAGTCCCGAAGATGTTATTATCAATAAAGAAGCACTATTTTTTAGTAAATTTATTGAAAGCTTTTCCACAAATGTTAAAGAAATATTTGGTTCTATTAAAGAAAAATATCCTGAAACAAAAGATGTAATTGATAGCATTTGTGATAATCACAAATATATCTTTGACGCAAAAGAATTGGACGAACAATATAAGTTCTTTAAATCTGTAAAAGGGCAGGAACTTGAAGCCAAATATCATGCAGATAATAAAGGTGTCACATCAATTCGTGGTGTAAAAGTACGCGGTTGCTTTGAAACTATTGAAGAGGCTAAAACACGTAGCGAATTCTTAAAAAAATTAGGTGATAAATTTCATATTTATGTTGGAGAAGTAGGGTGCTGGTGCGCGTGGGCACCTGACCCCGAATTTATCAAGGATGTAGAATATTCAAATACTCAACTAAACACTTTAATGAAAGAATATAAACAAAACATGGATGATAAAGATACAGTTTTTGAAAGTCGCAAAAATAGTATTGTCGCCGCATCACAGCAACCTGTAGGTGCTGAGACATCTTCGTCGCAAACACCTAGCGATGCACTAAATGATGAAATTACCGATGATACAAATGTTGAACTTACAAGCATCAAAGAAAGCATTGAAAATGTTGATGTATGGAGTGAGCGCAAACAAGAATAAAATTAAATAATTCTTTTATTTAGAGTTTATCATTAAATAATGAAAGCAATAGCTATATTTATATTATTTATAGGTTGCTTACTAATTGTGCAGGGTTATCATAATAACAAAAAAATATGTAAAAAAGATAAAGTAATTGTAAAATATGTACCTAGATCTATTTATGAAGATCAAATGAAACCAGCTGAAAGTCTACAAACATTTTATAAAGGAATGTTTGATGATATTATGTTGCCACGATAAAATATTTATTTTTATCCTCAATATTATTAAATGGAAATATTAAGAAGTATTGAAAAAAATATAATCGATATAACTAATGCAAATAATGATATAGATACTGATATGTTAAAAAAAAATATTAAATTGTATTTTAAAAAAATAGCTGATAAAGAAAATATTAATAATATAAAAAAAGATAAATATTATGAGGAATATGAAAACAAAAGAGTAGAGCAACATATCAATTATGATAATTATTTACGCGAAAAAGCTGAATTAATGGAAAATTTTAAAAATAATAAAACAAAAACCGCTTTACATAATTATTTAAAATTAAAAACACCTAAATATAATAATTTAACACTATATTCTTATTTAGATGTTAAAATAGCAGAAGAAAAACCTATCGTAAAACAAGAAGAGAAGCCTATCGTAAAACAAGAAGAGAAGCCTGTCATAAAACAAGAAGAGAAGCCTGTCATAAAACAAGTTGATAAATGTACACCAGCTAAAATAGCAGAATGTGAGAAAAAAGGTAAGAAATGTAATCCAAGTTCAGGTAGATGTGTTAAAGACGACAAACCTGCTGTTAAGGAAGATAAAGTAGAAGACAAACCTGCTGTTAAGGAAGATAAAGTAGAAGACAAACCTGCTGTTAAGGAAGATAAAGTAGAAGACAAACCTGCTGTTAAGGAAGATAAAGTAGAAGACAAACCTGCTGTTAAGGAAGATAAATGTACAGAAGCTAAAAAAGCAGAATGTGAGAAAAAAGATAAAAAATGTAACCCTGATTCTGGTAGATGTATTAAAAAATAAATATAAAGAATATTAATAGACTATGAGAAGAATATTCTATATAAATTGGTATAGTTTTTTTATAGCATTTATACTTGGTATCTTTTATATACATATTATTACAAAAAATAGAAAACATATAACATTCGATGATATTAGTAAAAATATATATATGGATGAACATAATGATTGTTATAATTTTGATGTAATTAATGTAAAATGTTTTGATAATATTGATTATCCAGTACCATTTATTTAAAATAATTTATAATATTAGTCAATATGCAAAAATCCAAATTAAATTATATTGTTGAAAAATTATTTTATGATAATACTGGACAAATAATAGTAAGTGCAATATTTGGTTTATCTATTGCAATATTTTTATTTTATATACCAGTTAAAATAGTCGATAATGTTTTTAAATATAATAATAAGTGTTATATACTTAATAAAAATAAAGTAGAATGTACGGATAATTCAATAACTTTATAATTGCGTTATAATACTACTTTTCTTAATATAATATATCATTAGAGATCAATGTCAACGCCTACATCAACTTTAAATGGTAATACTAAGAATACCGATAATAACGATATTAATGACCCTATTGTTCAAGATGTGTTGAATGAGTTTCGCGACGAATATAGTTATAAAAATAAAAATACAAATAGTAGTATGATCCCTGATTATAAAGATGAAGTTATAGAATATCCACCGGATGATAATTATCCACCTCATCCTCCACAAAATAGAAGACCAGAATATAATGTATCTGATATATATCCACCATCACAATATCACAAAAACAATTCAATAACAAACATTGATATGGAATTAGTAAAAAAGAATTTAATGATTGTTATTATTGTATTATTAATACATAATACTAGTTTGATTTCAACATTTTATGATAAAATGCCTGAATATTTACATGAAAATTTAAACTCATATGATATTCTAATTAAAGCACTTTCATTATTTATAATATTATATGTGTTATCTCTATTTAATTACATTTAATATTTATAAGAATAGTTAATTATTTGGTCACTGCTTTTTTTTAGAGATGCACTATTAAAATATTTATAAACAAAAAATACACCTATAAAAAATGTTAAAAATATGGTAAATATTGTTGTGCCAAATAATATAGTATATGATGTTAAATCATATTTTTTTTTATTCATAACAACTAATGATATTATGATTACAGTATATAGTATAATAATTATTGAGTATATAATTATAAATAAGTACATATTTTCACCAGTATTATATCCCCATAGTAATGCTATTACTACAACTACACTCAATATAGAGTATCCAAATAAAGTAAATGTTTCTTTTATAACTTCATCGTTTTGATTTTGCGATACAAATTTTTCATTTGCCATTATAATTATCTAATAATTCAAGAGATAATTTTAATTATTTATTGGTTCATATTGTAAGCTTCCGTAATAACTATTATAATAATCATATCCACTAACATGTAAATCGTCATCATTTAATCCTTGTGATTTATATAATGGTCTTGCATCTTTATGTTCAAATGTTAAATCACCTATTTCATTATTATAAATACTATCATCAATTACATTATTTTGTGCTAAAAAAAGGTCATGTTCTGTTATATATGGTTTAAAACCTTCATCGTCTATATTATTTATTTCTTTTGAAACTACACTAATTTTTTCGGGATTTTCTAATTTACACCTATTATCTTTTTCATCGCATTTTTTTGTTGCTTCTTTTGCTGCTTCTTTTTGCATTTCATCAAGTTTTATTATGTTTTTTTCTTTTAATTCTGCATTATAAATTCTAAAATATACGATTAAAAGAGCGAGTGTTATTACAAATCCGGTTATATTATCTACAACAATTAATATTAATATACATAATACAGCCAAATAAAATTGCATAAATGCATCTTTATACATTTTTTTAAAAGGGATATCGTGAACAAGCATTACAGCAAATAATATTACAACAGCTAATATTCTAAATGAATTAACAATCATTTATATTTTTTTATGTATTCTATTATAATTCATATAAAAAAATGATATCATTATATTTATGTATATTGGTTAAACAATGTTATCTATTAATGGATATAGTCTCCTAAAAAAATCTTTAAAAGATGGTGAATTAATTAAAATAAAAGAGGAACTCACTATGAAACCAAGAGTTAATTTTGAATTAACAGCAAAAAAAGATGGTGACAACACATTTATTTTGTATAGAGAAACCGAAAATAGAATATATATTCCAAGATATTACGGATTATGTAATTATGGATTACCCAAAGTATCTAAAATTACAGGTGGAGAGGATATTAATGTAGAATTTAATGGTAAATTAAGAGAATATCAACTAGAACCTGTTAATAAATTTTTGGAAGCAGCTAAAAATCCTCTTAAAATGGGTGGTATTATATCTGTACCATGTGGATTTGGAAAAACTATTATGGGGCTCTATATAGCATGTCAACTTAAAAAGAAAACTATGTTTATAAGTCACAAAGACTTTCTTAATCAACAATTTATAGATACTGTAAAAACATTTTCACCAAATGCAAATATTGGCATTATTAAGCAAAGTAAAGTAGATGTTGTAAATAAGGATTTTATTATCGCTTCTCTTCAATCATTATCAATGAGAGAATATGATATTAATATATTCAATGATATTGGATTTATTATTATTGACGAAGTTCATCATACAGGGGCACAAGTATTTTGTCGCGCATTCAAAAAACTACATAGTCCTATTATATTAGGTCTTTCAGCTACTCTCAATCGCAAAGATGGTATGCGCAAGGTATTTGAATACTATATTGGTGGTTCGGTATATACTATGAAGAAAAAAGAGTTTATCGAAGTTGAAGTACAAATACACAAATATTATGAACCCAATATTGAATATTCGGCTGTAAAACAATTGTGGAATGGTAAAGAAAATATAGCTGCTATGATTAATAACATATGTGCATTTAAACCACGTACATACTATATTATTAGTGTTTTAGAAAGTATTATTAAAAAAGATCCTGAAAGACGTATATTGATATTAAGCGAACGTAGAAATTTACTGAAAGATATTGAAACACTAATTATTGAAAAAAATATTCTTAATAAGGACTACGGATATTATGTAGGAGGGATGAAACAATGTGATTTAAATAAATCAGCAGAAAAACAAATTATTCTTGCAACTTATCAATTGGCTTCTGAGGGATTTAATGTACCTTCACTAAATACATTAATATTTGCTTCTCCTATATCAGATATTCAACAATCTATTGGTCGTATTCTCAGGGAACGTCCAGAAGATAGAAAATATATTCCACTTTGTATTGATATACTTGATGAATTCTCCGTATTCAAAAGAAAAGGTTATACACGTACAAGATTTTATAATACAAATAAGTATAATATTTCTTATTACCAAGATAATGAATTAATACAATTTAGTAATACATATTCTGATGATAATGATAATTCAAGTAATACAGGGGATACAAAAAAGAAACTTAAATTCATTGAAGATGACGAATAAAATATTATTTTAATATAGTAATATGAGAGATAACGAAATCTATTATATAGAAATCATATGTATTATATTTTTGATAGTTTTTGCATTTTTACTATTTTTCAATATGTCTAAAAATACATTACGAGAAAAAGAAGAGACTATAATATCCAAACCTGTATCTATACCGGTAAAAATAGATCATAATAATGTAAAAGTAAGATGTCCTCCTAAATTGGTAAATTTATATAATCAGAATATTCCACCAATGCCTAATAAAAATGATTTAGATGTAATAAATAAAAATACTTTTAATATGTATAGCTCTAATAAAGATATTGATAATGCAAATTTCAATAAAGAAATAATTACACAGGATACTATAAAAACACCAGAACAACGTGTTTTTACACCTGAATTAGAAAAAATATATACAGACGATTTAGCTGAGAATACTAATCCAAAATTTGATTATAATCAAATATATAATTATTCGTTGAGACCTAATAAAGGTGATTTACCAATAGCTAATGTACCACTATGTGCCCTAAAAGATAACCATAAATCTTTTAAATTATCCGATAGAATGATAATGGTTTAAAAAATGATTCAAAAGTAATAACAATTTACTTCACGATGCCCTTATACAAAAAAATTGATATAAATAGAATAAAATGGGTTTTAAAAGAATGATGGATTATTATTATAAGAATCCTAAATATGCAAAGGAATTAACTGATAGTTTAAAAAACAAGAAGAAAACGATGTTAAAAAAATATTTAGAATTGCCTTATGAAAAAATACATATAAAATACGAATTACAAAAATATTATGAAGATAATACTCCAAAAACTTTTCATCCATTACCAAGTGACAAATGGGTATATGAATTTATAAAAAAAAACAAAAGATTTAAAAGCGAAAAAAATAAAAATAGATGGTATTGTAATAAAAACGCAATTGATTTGTTTTCATTCAAAAGATTAAGACCTATGTAGAGTAAATTGAGTACATAATTTTATTTTTCTAATGATTTTATAAACTTTTTATAATTTTAACTTTTTAGAGAATTATGTACTCATTTTATTTAAATAAATATATTTATCATAATAATATACTAATAAAAATAAATTGCATATATAAACTACATTTGCAACATTATCAATTATAAGTTATTATATTATATAAATAATAATATTAGGATTAATATGTACTATTTATAATAAAAATTGATATATGCTCGTTATATTAACTAACATTTCAAAATCGGCACTCTTAACAATCATAAAATTTAATCCGGAAAAAAAATTATCCAGCACCAACAAAACAGAAGACATATCTAAAAATGAAATGCTCTATCTGTAAGCAAGAGGGACACAATAAGAGATCCTGTAAGAAGATAATGACTACACTAGTTTCAGCACAAAAAAATAAGGCGAAAATTGATGAAAAGATAAAAGAACATGTAAAAGTAGATATGATAGAAGATACTTATACAAAAGACCTTTTGAAAGAACAATACGCTTTACATAAGGCATATTATAATAGTAGGAAAAATACCACAAAAAAAATAGGTGTAAAGGTAAGATTACCTTTCATTCCCGAAGACATAAGTGAAAATATTGTAAAATTTATACTTCGTAATAAACTCAATGATACTACATCAACATGGGATTGTATAAAAGGAGATTTGCAATCAAAAAAAGAAGGAAAACAAGAATGTAAATGTTTTACAAGTGATGCACCTATTTCATTTACACCATCATCTGAATGGGATGTAATATACTTCCTTGATGCAAGAAATTGGTTAAATAATAAGTTTATACTATATCGAGTTTTACTTAAAAGAACATCATCTGAATGGAAAAATATAAAAATAAGTAAAACACAATCATTTGAAGACCAAATAAAACAAAGTCGTCGTCCTCGTATAATTTGGGAATATTTACAACCACAAATTAGTTCTTATTGTAATAAGGTGTATGATGGAACATTTGATGACATATTTAATCCTCTTGAAGTAAAGGAATAATTCTATTAGCAATTAATTTTACAACTGGAACAGAAACAGCATTTCCAGCAAGTTTATAAAGATTTGTATCGCTTAAATTAGGTAGTATATATGATGATGGAAATCCTTGAAAGTTAAAGCATTCTCTTGGGGTAAGTTTGCGAATACCCTTATCATCAAGTATAATAGGAACATTATGCCCACCTCCCCCCATATTGGCAGTTAAAGTAGGGCATTCACTACTTTTATTTTCTCTTACATACACTCTTCTGTATTGATAAATTGTATCTTTTTTGACAACATTAGCAGTTATAAGTTCCCATGTAGATGATTTATCTGTGTAGTAATATTTATCTGGAACACTACTTTCAAGAAAATGAGATACTGGTTTCTTTTCAATTTTAGGAAAATCTAAACTAAGTTTATCAAATATTTTTTTGGATTTTAAACAGACAATATAAATACGCTCTCTATGTTGAGGAATACCTGTAATTTCAGCAGTATTTAGAACTTTATAGGATATATAATACCCCCTATTTTCTAGGTTTTCTTTGATAGTTGCAAATGTTTTGTGTTCATCATGTGATAAGAGATTTTTAACATTTTCTAATATAACACATTTAGGATGATGATTGTCAATAATAGATAGGATTTTCCAGAAAACATTTGATCTTTCATCTTTAAATCCTTCTTGCAATCCAGCAATACTAAATGGTTGGCAAGGGAAACCACCTGTTAGTATATCATGAGATGGTATATCTTCAACTTTAACTTCGTTTAGATTTTTTAATGTAAGTTTATGGTCAAAATTTTCATCGTAAATTTTTTTTGAATGTTCTACCATATCATTCGCAAATACAACATTTACATTATTTGTTAATTTAAACGCAATAGTAAATGCTCCTGTTCCAGCAAACAAATCTATCATATTTAGTTTTTGTGTGTTTGATTTTGTAGTTGTTTCTATTACAATATCATTTTTCACAACACCAGTATTATTGGCATCTGTTAGTAGTTTCACGATGTATTCCTTCACCTGTCCACTGTATCCTTTGATACCCTTTTCCTTACAAATTGCAATTAGTTCTTCTCGTGATTTTTTTGAGTAGTCCATTTGGTTTGACATCATTATATTTATTGATGTTGAGTCAATTTTTACTGCTCCCTCATTTGTTTTTGACAGAGCATCTTGAACTTTCTTTTCTACAAGTTCTTCAATTGTGTTATCTTTTTTACAGGGGTGTTTACGATTGTTGTGGTCTTTAAGATGACCCTTCTGAGAGAAAACTTTTTGACAAGTTTCACAAGTGTATTTCGCCATTTGTCTATACTATAAAAGCACAAAATCTTTAAACCTTTTCACGAACTTTCACGAAATCGTGAAATTGTAATAATCAATTTTTATAAAGTTATGGGGTTCTTTGGCGTGTCTTCCTAACCTTCTTCAACTATTCATCATTAAAACATGAATAAATATTTTTTGTAGTTCTTCTTATTGGCATATTTTATAATGTATGCTAATGTTAAATAAAGATAAAATATGTATTAATATGAATATTAAGATATATGAACAAATAATTCAACAACTAATATCTCTGGTATTACTTACGGAACCCCAAGAACATTATAAAGAACAAAATAGAGAATATTAGAGATTTAATAAACAATAGCAGAATGAAAATTGAAGAATTGAATAAAGAATGTAACGTGAGTACATAATTTTACTTTTCTAATGATTTTATAAACTTTTTATAATTTTAACTTTTAACTTTTAAGAGAATTATGTACTCATTTTACTCTCGTTACTCTCGTTACTCTCGTTACTCTCGTTACTCTCGTTACTCTCGTTACTCTCGTTACTCTCGTTACTCTCGTTACTCTCGTTACTCTCGTTACTCTTTTTAATATCTGATATATTTATGACATATTTAATTGTTGATTTAAAATTATCTAGAAAATTAGGGTAATATGTGTATTTTACATTATGTTTCTTACATACTTTCATAACCGTATCTTGTATATATGGATACCATGCACTAGACATACGAGGAAATAAATGATGTTCTATTTGATAATTGAGACCTCCACATAAATATCCAATATATTTTCCACCATATGTTGAAGTAGTTTCTACTTGCGATTTATACCAATCTTTTTTACTTGGGAATCTTTCAACATTTTCAAAATTATGCGATAATGAAAAAGGTATAGCAAGAGTTAAAGATGCTACAACAGATGTATATAATATATATATAATAGCCAGTGCTGCATCATAATGTTTAAATTGTGAAAAACATTTTAAATATAAATATATCAATCTTAATATCATAGATATATCTTTTTTACTTTGAATAAATCTATTATTAAAGTTTATTTCAGAATATTTATTAACAGAATACTGTAATCCTGTAAGTATTTCAAATGAAAATATTGAAGATAACCAATATAATGAAAACATCGGTATCATATATAAATATTGATATTTTGTAATATATTTGCGTTTTGGTGAATCATAAT